GTACGCTTTCCACGCTCTATATAATATAACCTGCACGCCTTAGTTTGAATGAATATATAATCTAACTCTCTTATCCCCTACCCCTTTTCTCTCAATGAAAAGTGTTCTTCGCACAAAAATGGGCAGGAAAACGCTCTCCTGCGCTTCCTGCCCTTCTTGAAATTGATATTATGATTGAACCTACTGAACTCTCTTCTTGATGCGCTCCTTTATCCAGTTAACGGCAATGAGTGCCAGGAATAGCAATACGCAATCGCCAATGAATAATCTTATCTTGTGCCATGTGCTCACTGGCTTCTCTACCTCCTTGGTCTTGTATCGGTTTACGTAATACTTGACCTTTACGGTGTCGGTCACGAATTTGTAAATGTCGCCCACGATGGTGTCCGTCTTGGTTGTCGTCATCCATCTGGTGGTCGTAAGATTGTGCCATCGCTCCTTTATGATGGTATCGCCCTTGATGTAAACCAGCACGCTGTCATGCTTGATTATGCTGTCGTGCTGCCGGGTGTCCTGCCAGTGAATCTGTCGCTGGTTCACGCTGTCACGTCTTACGCTGGTGTGTGCGCTGTCGTGATAGACTGTGTTATTTGTGGCTGATTTAGCGCAGGAACAGCCAAAAATCAAAAGTGGGGTAATTATAAGCATGGCGAGAAATAACGCCACAGAACGCAAATTTCGCCCTTTTCTTGAATTTTCCATACTTTATAAACTTTAGATTGATATGTTTATTACGCAAGCACCTTGATTTCCAAGGCTTCCTTGGCTCGCTTCAAATACTTCTCGCAGGATGCCAGTCCATTATAGCCGCCATTTATCTTCCTGCGGATAGCCTTCAAGTTGTCTTGGTCTGCCAACTCATTGCAGCCGAAGGTGTCGAATACCCACATCGAGGATTTCGTTGCTCCAAGAGAACGCTCCAGAAGTTCGGGACTTTCCACAACATCGAAGCCGCAATAATTAGCATACTTCCGGTAGTTGGCTCGCCCGGTAATCTGTATCAATCCCCTGCCCTTATACTTCACGCCATCGCCCTGCTGGGTGTTGCCGAGGTCTTTCCTGCCCTCGTATGCTTTTCCGCTTGCAAGCTCTTTGGTATATCTGAGCTCACCGCTTTCGTGGGCAATTTGAGCCAAGTAGTGCGCCATCCTTAGTTGGGTGTTAATGTGGAAATGCTCTGCCCATCCGTTGATGATTGGAAGGTAGGTGTCTGCCCTGCTGCCTGCATTTGGCATTACCTTAATAAGTTGCGCTCTAGTTATCCTCATTATCTCCTCCTTTCTTCCTTTCTTCCTTCATAATCTCGACAACCGCCTTCGCAATCTCGTCCTTATTTTCGAGGATCACCTGCATAGTGCGGTCTTGCTTGCGTATCTCAGCCTTCTCGTATGCCTTCTCCCGGATACTTTTAAACTCACACAGAAGCAGATACACCGTCCAAGCGATTGCGAACATCGGGAAGGGAGAAATAATACACGTGGCCACGTCCATAAGCGAAGCAATACCGAATGTCGGGAAATACTTCTTCGCCTTGTCGCACGTCTTCTTCAGTCCGGTTGACGTTCTTGCAACATGCAGTTCCTTCGCCTTCTGTATGCCTGCTATCAGGTCAATTGTCATCGCTATCAGAATTGTAGCGAAACAGATAAAAATTACTAGGGCGCACAAATAAAGGTGGTGCACCTGAAAATCGTGAAATACTTCGCTCATATCAATTTATTTTTTGGTTATTCCAATTTTTCCCAGTCGATGGTCACACCCTTTCCGATGATGTCTGCCGTCCACCTGCAGAATGCCATACCCTCGTATCCGTCCGGATCACTGGCTACGGCAATAGCATACTGTACGCAGTCGCTCTCGGTCTTGATTACCTTCGGGTAGAAGTCCGCATAAGCCATATTAGCCAAATAGAGAATATCCCCGAGGGTCGTGCCCTTTGAGATTATCTCGTTGTTTGTCGCAAGCCGGATTTCGTCTACCGTCCAACGGTGGCTCGTTCCGTCTACGTTCTTCATCTGCTCGCTTGCCTTGATTGCTAGCTGCTTCGTGAAGTGGTAGCCGTGCTTGGCAACGTATGCCACGTACCCACTGGCTCCCATGAGTGCCTTTGCTGCCTTCTCGTATGGTAAGCTGTGGATGATGTCGCTCTCTTGATGCTGGTGTCGCTCTTCCTCGCTGTCGCAAGAATGGCGCATAACGATTATTTTCTTCATTGTGCGCCCTCCTATCCTAGTTTGTCGAGTAACTGTTTAACCATGCCACGAATGCCGCTTATATCGCCCTCAAGTGCCTTGAAACGCTTTTCGGTTTCCTGCTTTTCCTTGATGGCTGGGTTCAAAGCTGCAAGAAGTTCCTCGCCCTTGGCTTTTCGCTCCTTGCTTGGCTCGTATGCCTTGATTATCTCATCAGCTTCATTTACCAATTTCCCAACTTCGGGCAAAAGGTCTGCCTTGTCGGTTGCCAGTACGGTTTCGCCTGCAAAGGTAACTCCGAGGTGTTCGGGTATGGTGTAGATGGTCTGCTTTCCCTCCACCTCGATTGTCACGTCTCTCATGGGCTGTCCGCTGCTGGAAATGGTTGCGATACCAGTGTTGATGTGCGGCTGGTTGTCTACGACCTTGCCTTCCTTAACTTCCACCGTCTGCTTGTCTAGCAGATAGACTGGGTGATTTCTCTGTATATTCTTAAATTCCATAATGCGCTCTTTTTAGATAATTCGATAAATAGACAAAAAGGGGTCTCACTGATAGAACAGCGAGTTGCCCCTTGATAGATTTTGTTCAGACCGCCTACGCACCAGTGGTGGTTGTGGTGGTCTTCAACGCTGCAATAAGTTCAGCGTTCTGTCGCTGCTGGCTCAACTCCAGGCGTGCATCGTTGTACCGCTGCTGCAAATCCTGCTGCCAGTGATTGTTAAGCACATCGATAACTCGCTGGGTGTTGTCTTGGTTCGAGCGGATGATGTCGCACTTGTCCTGCTGAAGCTGGAAACCAAGTGCCGAGAAGCCTCGCTCTATGCTGCGGTTGTTGAAATCGAATCCTCGCTGCATTGAGTTCTCGATGTTTTTCTGCCCCAGCTGGTTGTCGTAGCCCATCTTGATGATGTTCTGCTGGGTCTGGCAGCAGCAGTCCTTCAGTGCAATGGTCATCTGCAAGTTACCCTGCGAGACAGCATTGATTACTCGCTCTGCCGAATAACCAACTTGTCCGCTTATCTGCTGGATGCCTGCCTGAATGCCGCAAACAGAAGATTGCAATGCGTTGAAGTCGCAGTTCAAGTTAGCCGCCAGCGTCTTCAAGTCCTGGTTGTTGCCCTGAATTGCTCCCATCAACAAGTCGCTGTTGTGGTTGTCGCTCATCTGAGTGCGAAGGCTGTCAATCTGAGACTGGATTTCGGAACGCTGAACGTTGCCGTTCTGTCCGTTCCAGCCATCACCGTACATGAATCGGAACATTCCCAGCATCATCATGTAGGCGAATGGGTTGTTCCAACCTCCACCCATACCACCGTTCATTGCTGCCAGCATAGTCGCTGGATCATTGTCTCTACCTCTAGCGAGCAAGGCTGCTGCTAGGTTGTCATTGCCACCGTCCCCAGTGCAATAAACTTTCTCGATTGTGTCTGCCATAAAATTTTGAGTTAATTACGTTACGGAAACCAAATATTGGAATCCGCTGCAAAGTTACTCTGATTTTTGGCTCGCTCCAAAAAGTTAGTACACTGGTATTTATCGAATTATTGTCAAAGAACGCTTTTGGTTATTTTCTTTTTGTTTCTTGATTAAACACAAATCGGCTCAACGTCCTTGTTAAGAAGGGTCGCTTGTGCCGTGGCAAGTCGATAAACTCGAGACGTGCTGAGATAAGTGTAAGCCATCTTGCAAAGATGTCTCACTGCTGGAACGGTGCGGTTTAATACGGTCGCAATGGTCGTTATGCTGAATCCTGCGTGTATCATCTGCTCAACGACCATACATCGTGTCATCACGAGGTTTTCTGCTCTCGACTTGCCGAGAACATCTTCTCTCGTAATGCTCAACTCTCCACTCGGCAGTTCAATAGCACAACACTTGATTACGTTGTCTATAACTCGCCATAGTTCTTTCTCCTTGTCATTCATAATAAAATGTTTTAATCGTTGCCCAACATCGAATCAATCATGCCGTCAATGGCTTCATCGGTCATACTCTTCTTAATAGAAGGATCTGCGCCAATTGACTTCATCATCATCGCTACCCAGGGGTTGTCACTCTCCAGCGTGGATTGTATCTGCTCCTTGTATGCTTCGTGAAGCTCGCCCGATTCCTTAAAATCCAAAAGAACCGTGCGCAAGGCTTTTACAGCGTAGTTATCCACCAGCAGGGGATTGTCCCTTGCCGATGATAATTTAGTAAGAAGCACAGCCAGTGCTTCATGTAATTGTTTCTTATTCTTCTTCATATTGTCTTACTTTTAAATTTCTAAAGTCAGCGACTTAGAGTTCAAGTTTACCACCACAAGCATATCTTCTTGAGGTCTTAGTAACTCCTGCTTTAGGAGTTACTGGTTTTGCTCTACCTGTTTTATTTCTCATAATAATTTATTTTATTTATACAATTTTATTGGTTTTTAATAAAATCTGCAACTATTAGCTTTCCATCTAATTTAATTAGGCGTGCATAAGTATTATACGATAGGGTTAAGCTATCACATTTATCTAATATTGGAGGATTAGGATGTACTACCTCCATTTTATACATTATAGATGTATTCGTATCATCAATACCATATAGGCTCCCACCTAGAGAACCTGTGGAGACTATCTCCAAGATACCTCCTTCTGGTGCACCCTTAAACCAATTAAATACATTGATATTACCTGAGCTATTATTACTAATAATCTGATGATTTGTAATAAACGGAATATCACGTCTACCTTGAGAATTAGTTTGAAAGTTACCAGAAACAACACTTACAGTCCTATCCATAAATTTAAGTAAATGTTTTAATCCATTTAAATCTAAAAACTTCATATTAATTAATTTTTAAAATTATTATTAAGCAAATAATGCATCAATCTCTGCTGTAGTTATTGCAGAGTCTGCTGTAGCTCCAGTGGTGATGCCATTCAATTTGGTTTTGAATGCTGTTGTGAAGTCTTCAGTTGAAAGCCCCTTTCCACTTACCACGTCAACCTTCTTTGCTAATGCTGTATTTACGTCTGCTGTCTTAGCATAAGGGGACAAGTCGTAGGTGGTATTCGTGTCAGTCCATGGAACGTTAACATATGCCTTGCCATTGCTGTCAAGAGCAACTGGATAGTTCTTACCACTCTGTGAATAACCAAGGGTAATACCACCCTTTGTGGTTGAACTTGCGGTTGGCAAAGAGTAATTATTGGCATTGTTTGCTATTCCATCAAGTTTAGTTTTATCTGATGGTATCATAACACCAGCTGACTGACTTGTAACTGCATTTATGGCAATAAAACCCAATGGAAAGTCATTTACACCTTTAAGTGATATCTGAATATCAGTTGCGGTATGATAAACGTCCATACTATGCATTGCCTCCTTCTTCTTAGCATAATCTGCAAGGTCTACTGTAGCACGGAAGTCTCCGAGTTTCTCCCATTTTGTCGAATCGTACGCTGCCGAAATGTCTCCAGTGTAGACGTACTCCGCATACTTATTGTTGGCGGTATCGGAATCCTTTACGAGGTAAATGTGCCGCTTGATGTTGCTCGTAGGCAATGCGGTCACTACCTCTGCCACCGTGGTGTCGAGGTTGCCGAGGTTGGCAAGTGGCACGTTGCCGTTGGCATCGAGACCTGCGATGCCACTCTTGCCGCCTACCTCCTTGACAGATCCGTCTGCCATCAACACTTGGGTTGCAGTGCCTCCAGTCTTCGCGATACTTATAGCATTCATTCCATTTTCATCAACATTGAAAATGTGTATAGTTTCATTTTCATTACCACTTATTGATACATCTAGTTGTTCACCATTAATTATATACTGTAAACCTTTTTCAGGACTAATTTCACCACCTTTTTTGCTAAAAAAAAGGGAATTAGCCCAGTCCTTAATCTTCTCCCAGAAATAGGCTAAGCCTATTGCGTCTAAAAATTGCATAATCTATTGTTTTAAATTGTTATTTACTAGTAATATCTGTTATCTGTTCCTCCGTGATTGCTGGAGGGAAGTCCTTCGTCACGATGTCGGTCACTCTGTTTGAAATATCCTTGTAGATGTCCGTGCCGAGTTTTTTTGCTGTCACGCTGCCGTCTCTGATGTTTCCAGTTGATATACAGTCCTCGGTCAGATGGTCGTGTTTGACCGCTCCCGGTTGTAGTTTATCTGAGGTCACACAATTGGATGCTAGGTGTCTGTTCTTTACAGAGCCATCGGCAAGCTTCGCTGCCGTTATCGCCCCATCCGCAATTTGCGCTTCCGTTATTGTTATCTTGGCGAGTTCACTCTTGATAATCCTAACGACCGCATCGTTCTCCAGTTTATCGTCCATCATGGCAAGCATCCTGCTTAACTCGACAACGATGTCGTAAATTTCCGTGCCGACACGCACCGCTGTGTTTTCTCCAACCTGCGTTGCATCTCGTATCAGCTCTGCCATACGGAGCATTTTTTGAATATCCTCGTTCATGTCTTATGTGCTTTTAGTTGCCTATTGCGTGAATGTGTGCCCTTGTTCCTCGCTGTGCCTTCACTTCTCCTTTCGAGGTGAATGCCTTGAGATATTCGAGTGCATCTGATAAATATCTTTCTGCCATGTCCATGATGTCGTTGTATTGCTTGTTGTTCGACAAATCTTGAACATGGTCTGAATAATCGTCTCTGTGGCGCATTCCACCTGCTCGGCTTATAATTGTGCCATCGGCACGAAAAAGCCTCGCATACGTGAAATAAGCGAGTGCTTTGCGTATTCCGCTGGTGTACTTCTGCACCTTGGTTTCTTCTTGGCTGCAATCGCCCTCCTTCTTGGTGGTGTATTCGCCACCGTCCAGGAATACCGCAGGCTGGAAATCGGGCAATACTGAATCGCCCCACTCTCCCTGCTCGGTCGCTGCCTTGAACCGCTCCCACCCGATGGCTGGTATGATGTTTGCATCTTCGCATTCCCGAATGTATGCGTTCACCTCATCCTCATCTAGGTGCGTGCTGGTCGGTCGTGCCAGTTCTCGGAACTGACCAACCGTGATAAGTTGTTTTCTTTGTTCTCCCATAGGCTCAATCAATTAGTCTATCGTGTTGTTCCCTGCCACCTCGCTGCTGATATACTTTAGCGGCTGTAGCTTGGGGTCTAGGTTCTGAATGGCTGGGTCGTGCCAATTCTCGAAAATCTTCTTGAAGGCTCGCTCGATGAAACGCTGCTCGGTTGTCACTTCGCCTGCATAGTATTCGTAAGCATCCTGCATCACTTGTCCGCTGAATCCCAGCTTGCCAATACGGATGGAGTAGAAGAGTTCTTGATGGAACTGTGCGTAGATGCGTTCAATAACGCTGCTGTCGGTCACGGAAAACTCCTTGTCGAAGTTTTTTGTCGGGAAGGCGACAACCTTCGGTTCGTCTTCCTCGTTCTCCACCTCTACAGCTAGAATCTTCGCTGTGTTCTCGTCCCCTTGGAACTGCAAAAGGTCTTCATCGGAAATCATCTGTCCGCTCTCCACCTCTTCGCCATTCTCATCGAACTTTGGAACGCCCTTTTTGGTTACAAGCATACACGATACGAGGAAGTTGTTGCGGACGTTTCTCATCTTGACGTTGCCCAATCCCTCATCGGTCGAAATCTCAGTGATGGCTGAATCGTAGCTGGCTGTCGGATAAATAAAATGTCCGTCTAGGCTCTGCCACAGAATCTGCCCCTTGTAGCTGTCGATGCCTCCTGCGTTCTCAATCTGTTCAAGAACGATGTCGGGGTCGGGATTGAAAATGTTGATGCGTTCAATAGTCTTGTCGTTCACCATCAACCGCTTTCCGTTCCTCGTTTTTTTCTGCTCCCAGTCGGGATGCAGCAAGACGTGCGCCACGCTCCCCTTGTCGTCCGTCTCTTCAAGGCGGCAATTTTCAAAGGGTACGTGGCTCACGCTCGACACCTGCCCTAGAACGTTGTAGTTTACATGAAGGGCAAAGCCTCCAAAGCGTGCGAGGTCTTGCGCTACGTTCCGGAGCAAATCGTCTGCCGTGTCCCCCTGCGGGTTCATCGCCAACGATGCTAGAATGTCGCTATCGAAGCCGTAGCCCTCAATAAATCGGGCATATCGGTTAAGGCACAGCATTGCCGTACCGCTGGCTTCCGTGATGCGTGCGAGGTTCTGCGGATAAAGATTATCATATCCGTATGCCTGCATCTTGAATCGGCTGACGTAGCCAATATCAACTCTTCGCTTTGGCTTCTTAACTGTCTTAACGTTCATATTGCTTGTGTCGTTTTACTTGTTGTTTTACTCTTCTTCCTTGCCTGCTTTTTCGGCTTGGTCGAGGTCTTTCTTCTTGTCGCTGCCTGCTGCTTTTTCGGCAGGATCTTTCCCGGTGGTATCATCTGCACCGCTGTCGCTGCCTGCTGGCGGCTGCTTGTTCTCGATGAGTTCATCGCTGGGTATCTTCTGAAAGTAGCTTTCCATGTGTGGGTACTTCGTCAGATATTCATGCGCTACCTTGTCGGTCAGGTTCTCATTCGTGAAAATCTTACCATGGTAGAAATCCGGGCAGGAAATGATAAAACCTGCCTTGAGTGCGTAATTACATGTTTTTGGCATTGCCTTTTCTTTTTTGAGTTTTAGATAAATTTCAATCAAAGCATCGTGGTAACACTGCTGGCAGGTTGTCGGTACAAACCGCTTGCGTGTTACCTCGAAATATAGAGTTTCTATAACTGCCTTGTCAGTTGCATCAAAGGGACTGTCGAAACGTGCCTTCAACTCCTCGACCTTGGCTGTTGCTTCCTTGTATGTCATAGGCTACGCTGCTGCTTCCGTCAGAAGGCTCTGATACTTGGCTGCTGTTGTCTCGCTGTCGGTGTCAAAGAAGAAGTAAGCTGCCTTTGGTACGCTCTCCTCTTCCAGCGTGATAAGCCAGCCGCCCTCGGTATCGTCTGAGTACTTGTCGTTCTCGCCTGCGCTTGCCTTCAGTGCCTGCGCATATCCGAATACCTGATACTCTGCCTTTCCGTCCGTTCCCTTAGAGAGGTTGCGAAGGATGATAACGAACTTTCCGTTCGCCAGTCCGTCAATGATATTTGCGCAAACGTCAGGTGTGTTTGCCAATACAACGACTGCTACGGTGTTCTTCCAGCTGTTGCGATACGTGCCAACGGTCAGCTCGGTCTTCGTTCCGGTGAATGGCTTGCTGCCTTCCTGCCGGATAGCGTATGCTTTCTTGCCAGTCTTCAAAACTAATGTTTTAATTATATTGCCCGCTACAACGGACTTGGTGAAGTCGATGTCGTCTCGGTTGATGATAAGTCCATCGCCCTCCAGTCCCTTTGTTACTTGGTCTTCGCAAGGGATGATGATGTCCTGAGCGATAAGGCTCTCGCAAGTTGTTGCCATATTAATTCGTTTTTAATTGTTATATCCCCAACACCGTTTTGTGGGTGTTGAGGATTGTCAAAATAACTTAATACTAAACTGAAAATTTGGAGCGATTAGTAAGCTGCATGGATCATGTCCTCTTCGAGGAGAGCCGTTCCAATCTTACCAGTAGCATAGAGATAGTTTCTGCGCTCCTTCTGGTCGAACCAGATGTCGAGGTCGCTGATGAGATTGTCTGCGTCTGTACCAATCATAAGGAGCTTAGGGTTGCAGAATACCGCACGGTGTGGAAGGTTGACTGTCGTTGCGCCCTTCTCGTATGCTTTAATCATTCTGTCCCAGATGCCGACACGTGCAATCTTCACTCCGTTGTAGGTCGCTACTTCGAAGCCATCGAACAACTTCTCCCATGGCATAATGTCGTGGTAGGTCTTCTTGAGGTCGTAGGTTAATGCGTCAGCAAGCGAGCGTGTCATGAGCAATACGGCATCGCTGTCGTCAACGATACGTGTGTCTGCATCCATCAAAATGGTGTCTACAAGTGTAGTAGCCGCACCACTCTTGCGCAATGCAGAAATCTGCAATGCTGCCGTGGTCTCGCTGTTGGCTGCGATGGCGGTATGTTTGGTCGCTGTGGCTGTAAAGATGCGCTTGAACAGACCATCGCAGACGTTGAAATTACTGATATCTAAGCCTGCTGTCAGCTTGCCGCCACCGCCACCTTCTTCACTTGCCAGTGCTGCTTCCTTGTCGCCAAGCCAGCCGAAACGCCAAATCATCTGCTGCATGGCTCGCTGGAGTGCATCTGCATAGATTGTCATGAAGTCGGTGCGGGTGAGGTCGCCAATGGCTGTACCAGTCTTCAATGAATACTCTGCGATGGTTCCCTTCAATGCCTCGTAGCAAATCTTGAGAGGGATTTCCCACTGTCCGAGTTCCCAACGCTTCTGAGAGTTAGCGATACCCTTCTCTTCGTAGGTAGGGTCGCAACCGCCACCCTTCTTACCGACCATTTCCATCTCTCCGATAAGAGCGATAGGGTCTTTCTCTTTGACCTTCTGAATGTTCACGAATGAAGAGAAGTCTTCATCGTTGTAGAAGGTTTCCTGCACGGCATCCTTGATGCTTGCGAGGTTTTCTGGCTCGAGTTTAAGGTTCTCGAGTTGCTGTTTTGTAAATCCTGCCATTATTTTCTTCTGATTTAATGGGTTAATACTTTGTTACTTCTTGCCCTTTCTGTGGAGCTTGGCAAGTCTCTCCTTGATGGCGTTCTTGCCTTCCTCGACAGCGTTCACGTTGTCGCCTGCGCCCTTGCCGCTTGGCTGTCGCTGCGCTGGCTGGTAGTGGCTGCTGTAGCCTGCCAACACCTTCTCAGCACCGCCTGCCATCTTCACGGCATTCAGTATGCGCATGTCTTCCTTGCTCTTTGCGAGTTTCTGTGCGCCTGCCAGCTGTGCCTTGGTGTCGTTCAACTGCTGTTTGAGTGCTGCTACCTGCTGCTTCATCTTGGCTACGGTGTCGTTGTCGGTGCTTGATGCGCTGCCGCCCTCACCGCCTTCATTGCCTTCATTGCCCTCACCGCCTTCATTGCCTGCGGTCTGAATGTCGGTAATTACACCGTCTTCGACAACAATTGTCTTACCGTCCGGCATTTCAAACGTTCCGTCCGGACTTGCCTTGTCGCCAACTTGTGGATCTCCCTCTTCACGCTCAACGGTCAGTGTCTGTCCGTCTGCTGTGTTGAGTTCCATCGCCTTTGGCTCTGCCTTGGCTTGTGGCTCTGCCACCGCCTGCTCTGCTTCCTCCAGTGTCTTCACGCCCAACTTGGCGAGAATCTTGTCGAGGAGAGAAGCCTTTACTTCTGTCTTTTTCTCCATTGCTTTTGGATTTTGTTGTTTTGAATTAATAAAATTTTCTATGTTGCGTTTTGATGCGCTTGCGCTGAGTGGTACAATGGTGCTGCTGATAAGACCTAGGCGCAAAGCCTCGCTGGTGTTGATGAAGATGTCCTTATCCATCAAGGCTTGTATCTCTTCCCGGTCGCACTCGCACCGCTCTACGTATGCGTCCACCATCATATCCTGCCACATCTGCAATTCCTCGCTCTGGTTTTTCAAGTCCTTTGCGTTCAGCTGGTCACCTAAAAGGTAGCCAGGAACATATGGGTTGTGCAGGAGGAAGGCAGCGTTCTCGTATGCCTTGCGGTTCTCCTTTGGTGCTGCGAGCATGATGATTGTTGCCATGGATGCTGCCTTGCCCTCAACAGTGCAGGAAATCTTCTTTCCGCTCTGTCGCAGTCGGTCGTAAATCGCCCAGCCTTCAATCACAGAGCCGCCATTGCAGAAGATGCGCATATCGATTGTATCATCGTCTTTCGGTATGCTTGCTGCAAAAGCATCTATGTCTTGAAAACACACGCAATCACCTCCCCACCATTGATACCAGAACTTGTTGTCTTGGCTGTCGATGTCGTTGTATATTCTGAGTTTTGCCATTGAATCGTGATTTTTTAAGTTTTAAAACGCTGCAAAGATACGATATTTTTCTATATGTTTATCTAGTAAGCAGTTAATTTTTCTAAACAAGCCAAAATTTTGCGCTCTAAGCGGCTTTTATTGCCTTGGGTGTGTAACTTTACCACCTTCGACCGAAAACCGCTCAGAACGCAAATCTTGATGAAATAACTGCAACCTTAGAGCCTGCCGATATTCTCTATCGTCTGCACTCTCCGCTGGGTGCGGTTTATTTCTTCCACGCTCACTACTGGCTGTGGAGCCATCTGATACCCTCTAGCTACAGCTGCCGCCAGCATATCCATGCCGATGTTGCTGCCTCCGTTGTTGGCTACGATAGGAACACCACCGCCTAGCTGGTTGAATGCGGATAATATAGGGCTGAACATCGATGTCGCCTTGGCGGTCATTACGCTCTCGCCATTGGAAAGTCTTGCCGGGATGCTGTCGCTGGTTCCAGTGCCCGAGCCTTGGACGTAGCCACCAGTGGAAAAGCCCTTGACGAGTGCTTTTGCTCCTGCGAATGCTGCTTTAAGCAATGCGAGTTTCGCAGCTGCGTCTGCCACGCCTGCCCATCCGAGTTTAGCTAAGCCTCTTCCTAGGATTTCAATGTATTGTGCCTCCATGGCTATCTCTACGGCATCCAGCAAAGAGCTAAGTAAAGATTTCAGAAAAGAATGAAAAGATTTATCTTCACTATTAAAGAAATCGACAAAAGCATCTCCAACTGCCAAAATATAGTTTTTCATGTTTTGAAGTTGTTCTTCTGTAAACTGCTTCTTTTTATCATTCTCATTCTTTTGTATTTCCACGTTAGTATCGCTCAGGTCTTTCTGGAGCTGTTCCTGCACGGCTGCATAGTCCTTGTATGCGTCCAGTTTGCTCTGAAGGAAAGCCTTGTATCTTTCCAGCTTGGCTGTATCGTCTTCCTCTCCAGTGCCACCGTTCATTATGTCCGCATCCTTGCGTGCCTTCTCTGCATCCTCGAACTCCTTGTTGAGTTCGTCCACAATTTCCTTTGCTTGGTTCTTCAAGTCTGCTTTCGCCTTAATCATGATGTCGAGAAGTTTTGCCTGCATTTCCTGCGCCTTTTCCGCTCCGATTTGTCCTGCCGCCACGTATGCGTCAATACTCCTAGCTACCATGTTCTTCTCCAGCTGTTCGAGGTCGTTGTCGTAGTCTCGCTCGTTGTCGTACATGCCTGCGAGGTATCGCTTCTTTGCGTCCATTACTTGCTCGTTGTACTTGAACTGGATAAGTGCAATCTGTGCCTGCAATTCCTTTTCCTGCTTCTTCCTGCGATCTGCCTCTGTCTTTGCTTCCGCTTTCTCCTTGGCTATCTGTGCCTTGGTCTTGGCAGTGCTGCCCTTGGCTGCTGGTGTCGTTCCCTTGTTTCCGTTCGTTGGCTCGCTGCTGGTCGCTCCACCGTCCACATTTGCTAGCTTTAGGTGCTGCAATCTTCCGTTCACTGCGTTCTCGTATCCGTCAGCGAATGCGTTTCCGAAGTCTGCGCCAGTCTGCTTGATATCCTTCCATCCTTCCTTAATGAACTTTGAAAGGTCGAATATCTCCTTGAATCCCTGCTGTGCCTTGGAAAGGTCGAACGTTACGATACCCTCCAATATATCGAGCGCACCCTTTAGGCTTCTGCCGACTTGTTTCATTGCATCGATGATAAGGTTTGCAACGCCCTTGACTACCGACCAAACGCCACGGAAAGCCGCCCCCAATGTCTGAATAACTCCACGCAAAAGAAGGCTCTCGTTGTACCAGTCGATGAAGTAGTTGATGGTATTGAACAATCCCTTCATTATCTGAATGAGAATCTTCGTGCCGAATTGCTTTCCTGCCGTGATGATTGATGCAAAGCCCTTTTGACTGAAATCGAACATAGAACTCATATAGGTGTTCAGTTCCTTTTGTAACTTGATGTTCTCCAGCTGTACATCTCCCCAAGTTCCAGTCTGCTTCTTCACTTCATCAAGGCTGGTGCTCATCGTGTCGAGCTGTTCGATAAGCTGAATACCTGCTTGCGCTCCCTGCTTTCCGAAGACGTTCTTCAGAACATCGCCCACCTGCTGGCTGTCCGCTCCGAAGTTCTTCATCTTCGTGCTGACCTCTTGGATAACATCGAAGGTACTTTTCGTTCCTTTGGCTAGGTCTTCCTGCACTTGCTTGCTTGAAATACCGATAGCATCAAGGCTGGAAGCCGTGCCGCTGCTCATCTCACGAATTTTCTTGCTCGCCATATCGATGATGTCGAGACCCTTGTCGCTGAAGATACCGCTACGTGTCTGCTGGATGATAGCAACCATCTGGTCTGCCGATATTCCTGCATCGTGGAAGGTAGGCGCATACTGCTGTATCTTCTGCAACATATCGCCCGATAGGTCTGCACCGCTCGCAAAGCCCTTGTTGATTACGTCCATCGCCTGCTCGCCCGATAGATGGAAATTAGCCATAAGGTTGTCAGCCGTTCCAAGAACGTCCTTGAAATCCTTTCCCATCGTGTCCGCTGTGGCTGCTATGCTGTTCCTCATCGTCTCCAATGCTTCCCCGGTGTACCCAGTGAACTCCCTTGTCAGTCGTGTGGCTTCCAGCAATCCCTTGTTGTAGTCATAGAACCACTTGAATGTCATACCAACTCCGACAACGCCAGCGAGTGCAGCAAAATATGGATTCATAACTAAGCCGATTGCGGTCTTACCGAACGCCTTCAGCTTGTCTGTCAGTCCATCCATATTCTGCGCCAGTTTGATGATGTTGCTAACCTCGGTATCATTGACAATATCCATACCAAAGAACTCCGTCCCCTGCAGGTCATCTGCTGCTTGCATCATCGAGTTGTAGTAATTGCCAACGTTGCGATAATATCGTTGCGTCTCCTCCTCAGCCAACTTCAACTTGTCAGTTATCTCGTTGATATGCTTGGCTAGGGCTTGCCCCTTCGCTCCCTCACGTTCTGCCTTCGCCATTTCGTCATACTTCTTGGTGGCATTGGAAAGCTGGGCACGCAGCTGCTTCAAGCTGCCCTCCTGCTCGTTCTCTGTGCGCACATTGTTCTGTATCTCCTTCTGCAGGGCACGCACGTTGTACTGGTACTCCTTGATGGTTGCGTTGATGGCTTCCGTCTGCACCTTCATCTCGTTTGTCGTGATGGTCTTGTCTTTTTCCTGCTGCTGCAAGTCCTTGATGCTTGCCTTTAGCTGGTCTATCTTCTCTTTGTATCTGATGATGCCATAGATTGCATCCTCGTACTTGACTTTTATGTCAAGAATCTGCTGTTTGTCTTCACTTACCATAGTTCTTTCTTTTTAGTTGTTCAACTCTATCATTGTAACCTCGCAATATCCGCTGCTTGTTGTCTTGATTTCTAGAACCGCAAAATAGGCTCCATACTGGGCAAGGTACACTGGCTTCGTCTCGTCAAAATCCAGAATATCCAAGTCCGACAGATTGAGCCGCTCTGTGATTACGTGCGCCTTGGCGATGCTTGCTGCAAGCTGCTTGTACTTCGTATCGAATATGTTCTGAAGGTCAATACCAAATCGAAGTGCAGCTTGCTCCTTATCATCTCTTAGCGTCATTATTCGCTCCTTGCATCCCTTATACTCTCCACCATTCTTCATGCCGAAAGAATCAAGTGTTCTTATCGGTATGCGGTTGTCATCGCTGGCTGCAAAAGGTAGCGTCCATGTGTCCTGCTCATAGTCCAAAGTCTGGTTGCTGATTGCGAGGTCTGCATCATAGTCTCCAGTTGTCTCTTCGTCTTCCTTCCACTTGTAGCGGTTGTGCTGCATGAAGTCAGAAACGGTATACTCGCTTTTTCGTGGCGAGCCTTGGCGGTCATACGGAATGAGTTTTCCGCTCCAGTCGTAGGCGTTCGCCTTGTTTGCCCAAACTCTGGTAAACATGATAAACTGCACCTGCGTGCTGTTGGTCAGTTGCCTAGGGAACGAGCCAGTTATCAAAGCCAGAAACTTAATGAAGTTTGTTACCTCGATTTCAGGCAGGTTTATGCCGATAGGGAAACTTCCACCAATCGGAACGCTGTCCCCACTCTTGACGCTCGCAGTGATTTTGCCGCCATAAACGGAAGGCATGTTGACTGTGTTTATTCCGTGCATGATAGTCTCAAACGTCAGTACATCGTCCTTCTTTAGCGATATAGTGTTTGTCCCTGCCGAAAGCAAATAAAGATAGCCATCGATAGCATATCTGCGTAGTACGACCGGGTACTTAACCTGTCCATCCTCGTACTTCAAATCTCCGAACTCGTATTCCTGCGTGGATGCCTCACCTCCGGTGGTACTTGGTGTTGTTACGGTCATTTTCACGCCCATAGGCAACTGAATCTCCGCTGCGTCTTCAAACTGATGTCTGACGTAGTATTGCACTTGCACATCAAAGGTCAGTTCGCAATCCTTCGTTATCGTCAGTTTCTGTACATCGCTACCAGTGCTTGGTGTGACTGACGTCAATGAGTTGTTGACGGAAAAGGAAAGTGCTCCCAGTCCGTCACGGCTCTTAACGTCTGCGGTCAGATTACCGATGATTGTCTTGTCGTCTGCCTTGTTGTTGATTATAGGCACAACGAGGTTGTTCAACATCTTCTTTGCTTCATCATCCTGCCAAACGAAAGATACGCCCGACTTCCTCGCTATCCTTGACAATAGCCAGTTTACGGTCACACATGGCTGCAAGAATTTTGGGGACGTTTTATATTCATCCACCGCCACATCATCGCCTACGAAATCCTCCTTATTATCGCCATCTATCATTTCGTGCATAGGTGTCAGCCCGGTAACTGATAGCGACAGAGTGCTGTAATATTCGGCAGGTGCATTCACTACGAGGTATGCAGCTCTAGCCTCTCCTCTGATGGTGTATACTTCCAGCGTCTCATCTTCTCCGCTCACGGATATAACCCGCATGTACTTATCCAGTACTGCATAGCTTCTGTAATCGCCCTTTCCTTGCGCTTGCACCTTTGCCGTTGATGATGGCAAGAAAGGGATAAGAGCACAGATCATGTTCGATGCGCTCTCTATATTTCCGCTTATATACTTTCCGACCTCTGTACCTGTTCTGATGCGTCCACGGCTAGGCGAGTATTGTGTCGTGGTATATTTATTCCTCTGCACCAAATTAATGCCAAAGTTATCTTTGCTCTCAATTCGGTATGGATTGTAATAAGCAAAGAATATCCCATTGCTCACGGCTTCCTCCCTGGTGTTTGGAGTGTTGTACTTTTCAAAAAGCACTCTGTCTGTCACTCCCAGTTCGTTCAGTTTCATTCCGCTCTCCAGTAGCTTCGTGAACGCTGGCATTATACCCCAATAGATTGAGACCTCAACATTTTCCTCGATGCTCAGAACGTTCAAGCGTCCGTCCTTGATAATTTCCACACCACCACGGAAATAACTGCACTTATGGAAAATATAGGGGTATCTGCTGCCGCTCTTCGGTCTATCCGCTTGCTGCAAAACTGAAAGGTTGTGCACCGTCCGTGGCAACTGGATGGTGTACGTGTAGTTCGAGGTCATTTTCGTGACGTCACGAAAAAGGTTGCTCTTGATGTCGAGCACCACATCGGTGTTCTCCGGCAAGTCCATCAAAACACCGTCAATGTAAAGTTGCTGGTCTATCATAGTCTCTGAACGTTAATGTTGTTAATAATCATTTCGCACACGAAATCCTGCAAGCAAGCTGTGCTCTTCGTGTAGCTTCCTGCCTTGATTGTTACGCTCATCCACATGTCTTCCTCTTGCGTCCAGTCTCCCCCTAGGTACATGTCAACGACTGGGCTGCTGGCTAGGTCTTGTAGCATATCGAACGTATCACTGTCAACCAACGGAGCACAAAGTTTGATTGAATCCGTACGCTCGTATCCCTGCCTTCTTCCATTATCGCCATAGTAGCCGTATAGATAATCGGCTAAATTGTTGCGTATGAAACTCAGGTCGCTGGCTATCTCCCTCGTTTCCTCCCCAGCCGCAAAGAGCCAATAGCGGATGAATCCGTGCCGGTCAATCCAACGCAGATAGATACCACTCTCAGCATCGTCTCTGTCGATGCGTAACAATAGTGACTGCTTACCTCCGGTGGTTAATCTGAAAGTAAGGTCGAAAGTATTGTCAAACGTTCCCTGCTGAATCTCTCCATCATAATCGTATATGTTCCAGTATTTTGCGCCACTAGGCAATTCGCCTGCGTAGAAGTCCACCATACCGTTAACCGGAATCTTCAGTAGCTTATTGGGTGCTCCCTCGTAACCGATTAGTATGTTGGTGTTTAACTTGCTTAAGTATATACCAAAGGTGAACGGATAATGAGTAAACCATGTAAGCCGTTTGTAGCCGTTCCACGTCTCCCCATACTTTGGTGCTCCCCAAACCATGTTCGTAGTGAAATCGATGCTCGCAAGCTGTACGTTTCCGGCATCGTATGCGTTGACCTCGATACCCACGAGAATGTTTAGAACGCTGGAGTCATAGCCTATTGTCCAATCATAGGCTGCATTGATACGTCCGTCAAAAAGAGCTTGCACGTATGTCTTGAAGTCCGTTATGCAACTGCCGTTCAACGTTTCCACATTGTAGGAACGTTCTATGTTGTTATATCTGATTATTACCTCAATCCACGATAGGTTGCTTCCGCTCGCCTTGATGATGCAAGGCAAGAATGCGAAGCCTACAGCGTCCGGGTATTGGATTGTAATATTGTTTTCCTCTGTCTGTCTCATACCGTCTCATTGTTTAGTTTGATACTTCCCACCGACTGGTGGATTAAGAAAATAAGTCGCTGCCCGAGCCGCTTCATCGTGTCGGGCACAACGTTGCTGTATACGTCAGCCCTGCCGCCAGTCCGGTGCAGTTTAGAACCCTTGTTTGCGATGGTGTGGGCGATGGCTCCTGCCATGCTCATGTCGCCACGCTCTTGTGGAGTGTACTTGTGTGCCCGGTCGGTCTTGTAGGGGATAGGTCTGCCGTGCAGTCCCTTGTCCTTCATCCACTGCCGGATGATGCCAGCAAAGCCGTAGGGTATCTTGCCAGCCCTTCGTCCGGTCTCCAGCACCCCGAATGGCTTGTGTCCCCATAGGATGGTTTCTTCCTCGCTGGGCTGTTCCACCTTTAGGCTCGCTATGGTGCGCCCCGATGCGCTCTGTCCGTTGATACGAATGTGGTTGATGATAAGCTGCCGTGCTCTCTCCACTTCCTCACGCATGATGAGCGATGCCGCCTTGGGGTCGAATTGAATGCCTCCCTTGCTCATACCTCACACCCTCCTATGCTCTGTGTCAGTTGAAGGGAGTACATTACGCCCGACACGATCGTGCTCAAACGCTCGATGATGGTCTCGTAGTACTGCTGCCCTTCCAATGGTTCGAACTGGTGCGACTGGTTGATGGCTCGTATCATCCTTGCCCCTGCCACCTTCATTCGGTCGATGCACTCTCCGTTTTCTTCTCCCTCCGCTGCCCTCGGTACGGTGTCGAGATAAGCCAGGGCAACGTTTACGGTGTCGTATACTCTGCCGTTGCGTATCTCTGTCGTGCCGCTGGCTGGGATGATGCAGACGATTGCCGGATAGTTCAGTTTCTCCAGCTTGGTGTCCGCTGTGTCCCAGTCCTCGAATAGGTAGGTGTAGTCTGGTAGCGTGTCTGCTGCCAACTGCCTTAAAGTTTCTCTGATTGTTGCCATAATTATCTAGATTTACGTTTCATTTCTTCCGCTTGCAACTTCTGCAGGTTTCGCTCGTACACGCTTCTCTTGTTGTCCATTTCCATGCACTTGTAGATGCGAAGCCATGGCGTTTTTAATACTTGGTCGTGGTCGCTGATGCCCATCCTCACTGCATACCAGTCCAGCATGCCGAATAAGCCAAAGCGCAGGGTATCGATGCCTGCCTCCTTCTCCAGTCGTGTTGGCTTCGCTGTGTCTGTGCTCTCGAAGAGCTTGTTGATGCGCTCGACCTCTGCTGTTACCCAGCCGATGAGCATAACGACATCAACCGCCCTAGCCTGCTCCACTTCCTTGTGGCTCAGACCGAGGACGGTTGTCACTATCTGATACAGACTTTCCTCGCTGTCTGATAGCTGGGAAAGGTCTATCAGCTGCCCGATTGATAGCTGGTTGAGATTGTCGGGCACTTGTTTTCCTCCGACAAACGCTGGTCGTGGCTGCTTGCCGATTTTATAGCTGGTGTGCCTTGCCACTGCCAGCCAGTACTTGAATGTAGTGTTATTATCCATACGCTTTATATTTTTTGTCGTTATCTTTGCCTTAATACGTGCGCCCTAGCCGTTCCATGGCTTGCTATGGATAACTTCTTTAAGGCTACGTATCGTATTGCGTCTATGCCGTGGTTAAATGCGTCTATAGGCTGGTTCATTGTCTCTCCATCCCTTGACTTCTTCCACTTGTATTGCTGCATGTTCCCGATGATGCCGTGGCTGCGTCTGGTTATGTTGATGCGGAAACGCTTCAAGATGTCGATGCCGTTGTTGATACTGTCCGCTCCCTTGGTGCTGCCGATTATCCACAGCCCTCGGTTGTGTATCTCCTGAATGCTCTTAGGCTCTGCCGAATCCGCAATGATAAGGTCTCGTTTCGTCCGTCCTTGTTCCTTGCATCGGTCTGCGATGTCATCGTTCGTCATTCCAGGCTGGTAGATTTCTTCGTCCACCCATAACTCTCCGTGCGCCAATATAACGTGCTCCAGCGCAGTTGGGTCGTTGGTGAATCCGAAGTCCATACCCCTGCATTCCATCTTCCACTCCTCCCTTGGTGGCAGCTTGTCAACGATGCCCCAGTTCGTAAATATAAGCCCGGTAATCTTTCCGGTCAATCCTCTTGCATAAACTCGCCACAGTTCGGGGTCGTCAATCTCTTCAATTTTCTTGTGTTCCTGCTCAGTCAGGAATCGGTTGTTTCGGTGGTCGCTCAGGATTAATCGGCAATCATCCCTGCCGATGATGTTGTTGTGGACCCAGAAGCGTGCGCTTGGATTGTAGTCGATGAACACCTGCTTTCGGGTTCGGATGGCAAGCTGCCAGAACACTTCGTAGGGCACACCGTTCGCCTCGTTCACGAACAGATAGTCTCGCTTACCGTTCTTCGCATCCTGCGCATCTTGGTAACTCTTGAACTCGATGATTGAGCCGTTCTTACCTCTGTAGCTGCTGTCGCTCTTGTTATTCTTGAACCAGTCCAGCAACTCTGCCCTTGTGTGCAGGATGGTGTCTAGGTCTCGCATGGCTCCCACCTTCAAGTTCGGAAGGTCTTGACCGCACACCGTGATAATTGCCATGGGGTGTTCAAAAGAAAGCACTATAAGACGCTGCATGATGGTGTATGTCTTCCCCGAGGACGTGCCTCCTTGGTTTACGAGAAACCTTGGCTTCACGTCCGCATTCGGGTCATACAGTTCACCAATAACGTCAAATAGTGCCATACTTTCAAACAATAAAACTTAAAACAAAATTATGGTAAAAAATTATTCTTTATCCAATCCTTCACGCTCGATTACTTCCTGCTCGCTGGATGCACACTGGTGTCCCGAGTTTATGTAGCGTACCTCGATGCCACCTTGGAATCCTGCGTTCAGGTCGAGCACGACCTTATCCAGTCCGAGCAGCTTGCAAATCTGCGTCTCTGCCTTGATGATGATGTCGAGGTAGCGTGGTTCTCCGAATCCTCGCTTCTCGGCATCGTACATTATCGCCTTGACGGTATCCATTGTTACCAACCCAGTGTCTGGATCCTTGTTAGGCAGTCCGACTTGTGTCTGTGTCTTGCTGTTATAGTCCGCTTTGGATTTCTCCCAGGCTTCCCACGCTTCACGTATCACCAGCTTCAACCTTGCCACCTCGCTGGTTATCTTTTCGTCTGTGTCGGTCAGTCTCTCTTCCCTCCACTCCTTCAATAACCGCTGAATGTCGCAGTGCGCTTGATTGTATTTCGGTCTGTCGAGCCGCTTGCGAACCTCTGCCGTGATTTCTCGCTCCGTCCACCCTCTGCGGTATAGGGGTGCGATAATCTGCAGGCGGTTCTCGATGTCTATTTTCTGCGCTCGATGCTTGTTGTTATTACCTTGTGGCATATTTTGATTCCTTGAAATTTATTTGATTTTTTATAAAAATTCTACTTGAAAAACTTGCATATTTCAAATAAATTTCGTATCTTTGCAAACGTAATAAGGGAAGAGTCCTTATTTACTGAAACCCTCCGAGGATGAGGGAAAAGTAAAATGAAATCCCAAAGCCTTATGAGAACTTACATTTCGATTAGGATTTGGAAAATCAAAATAACCTTCACGATTGAGCTCTGAGGGTTTTGATTATTCCAAGGGGTGGTGCTCGAACCACCACCCCACTTTGGGATTTCGTTTGCAAATTTACGAATTAATTTTCATATCACCAAATTTTTAACATTATGAGTACTACGAATGAAACTACCTCCAAATCTTGGGGAGGTGCTCGCAAGGGTGCAGGGCGAACGAAGAAATACGCTGCAACATTCTATTTCGGTGCTACCGAGGATGTGGCTAACATCTTGGCAGGGGTCGATAAGAAAGACCGCAGCGACTTCATCAATCAATGTATTATTAAAGCGATGGGCAGGGGTTAATCTCCTGCCTTTTTCGTTTCCGCTCCCTTGGAGTTATTTTGTGCGAATTTTGCGTGTGTGCCGCTCTTTCTGCAAACTGGTGTAGTTTATCAACCTTGAAGAGAAAAGCCGACACATCGCAACTATTCGACCTGCTTCTTAAATTCGTCTATCTTGACTGCTTTCTCGCCAGTCAGCTTTTCCCATCTGGCAATGATAACATCGCAATAATGTGGGTCGAGTTCCATCAAGAACGCATTGCGGTTTAACTGCTCGGCTGCGATAAGCGTTGTGCCGCTACCACCGAAGCTGTCGTAGACATTCCAGCCTTCCTGCGATGAATTCTGAATAAGATATGCGAAAAGTGGAATAGGCTTCATGGTCGGATGTTCAACACTCTTTGTCGGTCGGTCAAACTCCATAACGGTCGTCTGCTTTCGGTCGCTAAACCAATTGTGGCTTGCTCCCTTCTTCCATCCATACAAGCAAGGTTCATGTCTCCATTGATAGTCTTGCCTTCCTAATACCATGGAGTTCTTTACCCATACCAAATTCTCTCGCAGCTCCAGGTCTACCGTATTGATAAGGGCTTTCCGAAACCAATATGAGTAGCCATCGCTGTGGAATATATAAAACGAAGCACCTTTTTCCATATTAGCATTGGCAGCGTTAAATGCGTTTGTCAAGAATTCCTCGAATTTATCGTTGTCCATCTTGTCATTTAAGACGACCAGTCCATCCTTGCGATGTCCTTCTGTTGCTGTGCCATCATAACCGTAAGCCACATTATACGGTGGGTCTGTAAGATACAGATTAACCACTTGCCCCCCCA